TTTCAAGAGAAGTGTCATAGTCCGGGTAAAACCAAATTCAAACCTCAGATTGGTTTGTCGCTGGAGTATTTTGTACTTCAGTAAGATAACATGGACGCCGCACGTGAGTTTTCGTGCGCGGTGTCTGGGGCGGCATCCCAAGTGCTTGCCTTTGTACTTTCAGTTGTGGAAGGGGTTTTGTACTTTTCGGCATTCGTGCTGAGGGTATGGCTCATTGCGCTACTGATTGTGGCCATGTTATGGGCTCGATGGAGCGGTACCTACCGCGAAGTCGAGCCCATGGATTTCTCCAAGGCGGAGCGTGTGTGCGCAGATGACTGGGTTGACAAGTATGACGTTAGCCCACGATGCGTGTTATCACCGAACCGCTTGAGCTGCCGGTGGAAGCGGTTCATGGAGTACGGAATTCACGATTTCCTTGCGCCTTACGATGGGTTAGGCATCGATCAACAAATCCTTGAAACGACCGAAAGTGACGAGGTGATGTGCACTGTGTGGTACCGATCCGGTGAATTGGAGTGGCGAGAATTTAGCCCGATGTTCTCGTACCAAGACATGGCATGTATGTGCCGTCGGATTGAGCAGCCGCTCAGTGATTGGTCGAATTACTACCTATACGTGTCCTCACACTACATGGAATTGGCAGCCTGTGGTGTGGGGGCGTTCATAGCACTCTTATTGTCAATCATTCTCCTGGTGTGGTTGATGAAAATCTGGAAGAGGAACCAAGCGCAAGGAAACTGCCACCCCAAAGCTCAGACTGTCGCGTGTAAGTGGACGTTCGACAAAGCTAAGCACACCAACAAGGCCGAGGGTCAGCAACACAAGCACCCTTTCCTGAACACTCTGAGGTCCAGCGTGCGTAAAGCATTGCTGCAAACCGTGTGTCAAATCCATCATTCCGGGCAAGTCATCAATTTGTTCGGGACACCCGACGACGCCAAGGACATGCCGGCTAAATTAGCCAATCGCTTGACGCATTTGCAAACCGCGAGTGCGTACAACGCGACGCGTACCGACGGCGGAGTTACCTACTACAACACCTATGATGGCGCCGTCCAAGGCGCCGCGCAACAGAAAGACGTGTCTGCGGTTGTCATTTATGACAGTGCGTGGTACATGTCGGCTGACCAAATCGCCGCTTTAGTAGCGGGAGGCAAAACAATTTACTTTAACATGAAGACGAAACCCAAGGGTAAGCACGAAATTCGTGACCCCTACACGGGGCAACTGGAATCTGTTATTCGTAATGACGGCATAACATACAAGGAATCGGTCATTGGCGGGGATGATTACACCCACCGGGCCGCGAACTTTCCGCGGAAGGACAATTTCTGTCTGCGTCACGATGACGCACGTATCCTTTTCAAGAGGGTACGCATGAGTGCGCAGAAGGAGTTGGTCGAGAGTGGTTTTGATTACGATCAATATGAAACAGTCTATTGTGCTCACATGTTTGTGAGCGAATATGACGACGGCTTATTGATCGACCATTTCTCAGACAAGCCCGTGGAGACCAAGTTGATTCTCGACAAGTACGGTCGGGTCACTGGTGCGTACATACCAGACGCAAGTTCGACGGAGAAGGCGGTCAAACGGCTGCCGGAAGATCAGTTCACGGTGTGCCTCAATTGCCTCTCAATTCCGCCTTCTGTATCGTGTCAGAAGGCAGTTACCAACAAAATTGTGCAATCTGGCTTTATTCGAGACAGAGAGTACATGGTTGAGGTGGCGATGATGCTTCGTGCAAGGGAAGCTGCTTTGAGTTTAATCGCTATAGACGAAGGTCTGTGGGGATACTTGAAGAATGCGTTCATGATTAGGTGGGGCTGGGCAATTGTTGTCCAGTTGGGTGTTGCGCTCGGTTATGGGTGCAAACATGTGGAGACATACAGGTGCGTAACTGAAGATTCGCTAAAGGAGAACGCTATCGGTCAAAACTCTCAAGAAGCCCGCGATGAAACTGATGGATCCGGTGGTAATGATACCAGCGGCAGTACCGTCGGTGGAGGGGGCTCTGGGAGCGCAGATGGCAGTGGACTCGTTAAGAAAGCGACTACTAAAGGAAAGACCAACGCGAACGGTGGAGATAAGCAGGCTGCGAAAACTGATAAGCCTGTTTGTGACCCGCCTAAAGAAGGAGCTGCAACTCCTTCCAAGCAAGGAGGAAATTCAGGAAAAGTTAAGGACACGCCACCAGCAACTGGAAAAGGGAACTCTGGTAAACCACCCGCTAAACCTGGTAAGGGGGACAGTGTGGGAGGGAAGACCGGAGGTGATTCAGTGGCTGGAAAAGCGTCCGCCAAAACTAAGGCCAAGGCTAGTACAGGTAAGGCAGGGAGTGGAGATGCTGGAGGACAAACCAGTGTTAATATCGACCTCTCAGAGTTTTTCAAGCAACATCTTGTTGAATACTGGAAATCTACTGGAGTCGAAGCCCCCTCCAATCTTGCAGACATGCGCAGAGTCTGCAATGCCAAACCAAAAGCCGATAGTGGCGAAAATGAAGACCCTAGGTCTGAAAGTGATGCCGCTGGTGAGCAAGACGACGGACGTCCGGCTCAGAAACCTGCAGATGGTCCTAACGTGGGATCTTCCGAAGCCAGTGCGGAAGGAGATAAACCTGTGGATCAGAGCGGGGATGAGCCCGGTACACATAAGCAAAGTGTTCCCGAAAGTGGAGCCCTTGAACAAAGCAGCCAGGGTAATTTGCCCGATGCAGCAGGAAATGCTGACGCTTCTTGGACCCTCGTGCAGTTGGGCCGAAAGCGTGCTGGGAAAACTGCCGTTTCTCGTGAAAGGTCTAACGATAAGTGAGCGCACTGCCAAGTTGCAGGAAGAAGTCTTGAACACCACGTCATTGTGGGGTGAAACGGACTTTGGCGCTTTTGACTCAACCGTTGGGCTGGAATACAGGGAAATAGAGTGGGAAATGATCAAGGACTACTTAGACACGACAGAGCAGCTCGCATACATCGTGCTGATATGCTGCACGATCTTGCAACACGTTTTATTGGACAAGAAGAAGGATGAATTAGGCTTTCTGGAGGTGCATTCTATGCGCTATTCCGGCGAGCCTTTGACGTCCATCGGAAATGGTTTGATAAACGAGTTTGTGGGGTGGAGCTGCCCACCTGAGATGCATGAAAACCCAATAGCATCTCAGGAAGAACTGGATAACGGTATTTGTCCGGTTCGGGGACTGAGGGAAGGGGACGACGGTTTCACTGGCGCACACAGTAAAGTGAGACTGGACGATTGGGGCTTGCAGTTGGGCTTCAATCTGGATGTAGACTGGTACACTGACTTCAGAGCTGTAAAGTTTTGCGGTCGGTATTTATCAGGCGATTTCAACGACAAATTGGTGTCAGTGTGTGACGTGCGCCGCACACTCGACAAGCTACACTTGGTTATGGGAGTGACGCATCAGGATAAACGAGCGTTGCTTAGGTCCAAACTCCTTGCTGCATGGAATTTGGACGGCCATACCCCAATGGTGGCCACAATAGTATGGGCTTTGTGGCCGAGTGTGGCTGATGCTAAGGTCATCACCGCAAAACCAGACAAACATAAGATGAAGCTCGCAGGTACGGACAATGTTCCGGGTTGTAAACCACCGTCAATACGTGACGTTGATTACAATTGCCTAGTTTACCAAGGCATCTGCCCAGAAGCGGCACGCAGGCACGACCGAAATGTCGTGAAGGCAGCGTTGTTACGCCAGCCTCTGCCGCGCTTTGATTTTGGTTTGTCGACCGCGAAGGTTCCACTGCTCGCGGTATCGGGCGTGTGAATTGCTTACACTTTTCACATTTAAGAGATATGCCAAAAGGTAAGAAGAAAGGAGCCGCTGCTCCGTCAAATGACGGGGGAGCAAAGATGAGGGAGCTTGTCAAGAAGGTTGAGAGCTTGACGGCCGTTGTTAAGAAGAACAAGGCCGGAAAGTCGGGCCTCGCTGACTTTATGGGTAGGGCTGGCACAGCCCTCGGGGCCGGCATCCCGCGTATTGCGGGATTCGGGGATTATGTTGTCCAGGACAACACCATGTCAAAGGGTGGCTATTCATCCATTGACGTCCCTTCCTTCGGGACCGGGTCAAGCGAGGTTCGGGTCACACATCGTGAGTTCGTGAAAACGATCTCCGTGCCAAGTGACCCCACCAACTTTCACAACTACACTATGGACATCAATCCGTCAAACGAGGCGATGTTCCCGTGGTTGAGCAAGATCGCGCGTAATTATCAACAATACAAGATCAATGGTATGGTGCTCACGTTTAAGTCTATGACTAGCGAATACGCCAGTTCGGGTTCGCTAGGCACGGTTGGCATTGCCACCAACTACAACGTGAACGACAAGCCGTACGAGAATCTTGTGGCGTTCGAGAACAGCCAGTTCGCAGTTGTGAATAAACCAAGCCTCAACATCGTTCATGCGATTGAGTGCAAAGAGTTTGCTCGCAACGGGTTACAGCTGTACGTGCGAGACTCTTCCAGTGAGTCATCCAACGTCAGTGATGCTCGATTCTACGACTTCGCTAAGGTACAAATCATGACTGATGGTTTGCCGCAGGGTGTTGACACCACTCTGGGGCAGCTGTGGGTGTCTTATGACATCACATTGCTCAAGCCGATCATCGGGGGGTCTTCCGCTGTCCCTCCGGCGGTTGCCAG